GCCTTTAAGTTGTCACGGATGGACAGGTTGCCGGCATAGCTGGCGCACAGAAACTTTGCCTCGGGCGTGGTCAGCCACTCCCACATTGGCCACATGACGCTGACGATTGTGCTTTTGGAGTGCCGCGGCGGGATGTTAATGAGCAACCGCCGGATGTCGCCGCATGAGATGGCCTCAAGGTGTTCGCAGATCTCTTGAATGTGCCAGCTTTGGATAAACGGTATGCCTGGCTCCACCACGTGCCATGATTGCTTGACAAAGTCGTACAGACTGCCCTCGGCTTTACGCCGCAACTGCTCCCGCTGGATCATCTCCAGCATCGCTGCCGGGGTCAGCGGGGCATTCATGGGCTGGTGGTGGCCTTACCCAGCAGGGTCTGCATCTGCACTAACTCTACGTCCGATAGGCCGCGCAGGTCAACAGCTGATAACTGAATTGCTCCACCGCCAGATCCCACATGTTCTTGCGTCACCTTATCGCCGTAGATCTTGGGCAGCATCTTGCTGAGCATCCATTTGCGGGTATCAATCTGAAGCCGCGTGTGCGCAACAACATCGCTATTAAGTGGCATCAGAGCTTGCTTGAGCACCGGCTCACCAGCCTCATCAAACATTGGGTGGCCATCTGAGTCCATTTCTTGGACTGTCACCCACTCATGGGTCTTGTCCGACAGCGCAATGATCTCGTCGGCCAACAGCAGGTAACCTATTTCACGTGCGTGTGCGTAATCCTTACTGACTTGTGGGTCAGTATTTACCCACTTCAAAAACCCCGCAACGGTTGGCATGCCCTCGTCCTTGGTGCAGATGTTCTCCAAGGATCGCCCTTTTTGGAGTTCCTCGCAGATATGCGCTGTGACCAGTTGATGGTCGTACTTTCTGGCGGTTAAGTGCGGAACGCCTTTGCCGCCTTGGTTCTTTATTTTGGTCATGCTGCATTGTCCTTCATTTTCAATCTGCCTGTGGATAACTTCTATCTAAAGGTTTTCCCTAACAAGGTATCAAATCTTGCTGCATCGATCGGTAACTGGTAACTCTTTCTAAAGAAAGAGTTACGTTACGTTACCGAATATCGCTGCTTTTGCCCTAGGTAACAGTAACGTTTTTTTACGTTACTGTTACCAGTTACCGCCTTGATACCTGTGGATAACTTGTGTATAACTTTGATCATCGCTCTGACTTTCTGATCATCATGGCACTTGCTTGGGCCTCATCAATGACAATCCAACCATGCTCAAAGACCTCAATAATTTGGGACATGAGCAGGTCTGCAATGGGCTTTCCTGGCACGCTAGGCTTGATGTACTGCTTGGCTGAAGCCTCACTGACAGCCAGTTTTTGAACGCAGTAGTCCATCATTGCCGACCTGCTTAGGTAGGGTAAACCATTACGTTCTTCTGCCCCTGATGACCACCAAGCATTCTCAAAAGTCTTGCGGTGGTTTTCAATCTTGCTGTCCTTCTTGGCTGAGGTTGGCGCTTTGGCCTGCACGATCACTGCACTGGTGACCTGCTGATTGTCCTCATCCAACCAGTCTGGAATGGCTACTTGCTGCAGTTCAACGTAGATGGTCTCGGCCATTTCTGCATCTTTAGACTTGCGCTGCACAATCTGCATGGGCACGCCTTCCTTGCCTGGAACAATGCTAATTTCAATGTCCAGAGCACCTCGCCAAGCTGATGAGCCTCTGGCACGGTGCTGGGCCTCATCTGACACGCCGGTGTGGTGCACCAGAATCACCGAGCAGTTAAACTCTTGCATTAGGGCATTACAGGCATCCAGCATGGTCTTTGCATCTTGGGCTGAGTTTTCATCTCCAGCCAGAAACCTGTGTAGGGTGTCAACCACGATCACACTGGGCCTATCTTGGAGCATCCTGACCTGCTCAACCACCTTCAAGTATCCGGTTGGGGTGTTGAGGTCACAGCCATCCTTAGACAGCCACATAGCCAGCTTGCCGGCCTGGTGGTGGTGCTTCCAAGCTGCAACCCTGCCGCGCAATCCGTGGTGTCCTTCGCCTGCTAGGTAGACCACATTGCCTGGCCGCACCTTATGGCCTCCCCAATCTTCCCTGCCGCTGGCCATATGCAGGCACCAGTCCAGCACCACAAAGGTCTTGCCACCGCCTGATGGGCCATGCACCATGACCAAGGCTCGGGACTGAATCCACCGCTTGACCAGCCAGGAGATGGGGCTTGGCTGGGCACAGAAGTCATCGGCTGGAATGAGCCAGTCGTCTTTGATTGGCATGAGCAGGCCTGCAAGATTGTGGCCGGCTTGAGCATAATCATTGGCATCGCCCAGTATTGAGGGCATAACCATGCGTGCTCCATATTTGGCACTAGCCTGTTCTGCATAGCGTTGCCCGACTCCAGAAGCATCGTTGTCTGCCACGATTACAATGTCTTGGGTTGCTCCATACATCTGCCGAAGGGTACCAGTCACCGGCACCAAATTGCTGGCGCTGTAGGCCACCACGACTGGCCTGTCGGTTGTCTCGTGGATGGTGGCTGCTGTTGCAAAGCCCTCAGCCACGTACAGGATGCCAGGCTCATCCATAGTGCCAATCTGCCAAAACTTACCACCAGTCTGACCGCCTGAATGGTAGAGCTTGCCGCCTTCATGGTCTATGTACTGAAGGCTGGACAATGTGCCGTCTGCATCGTATAGGGGAACTACCAAACGACCATCACCCGTAGCCCTAGCGCCATGAACGCCAATACCCTTCTTGGCCAGGTAGGGATGATCTGGTAGCGCCGCCTGTGCGCCTGTCCATATCTTTTCAACTGTCTCACTGGCCACTTGGTGCTGGCGCTCAATGGCGGCGTCCCGCAAGGCTTTTGCCTCGGCCAAACGCTTGGCGTGCGACATTTCCTCAGTCTGGGTCAGCTTGCGTCCAACGTCTGCACGCCATGTCTGCTCCATACCCATGCGCCAACAGCCAAAGCGTCCCGCGGGGATGCCATCTCCAAAGACCAAATACCAACCGGGCTTGTCTCCGTGGCCTGCTGAGCCTTTCGTGCCTGAGCGAAACCTGTGGATCTTGCCGTCCATTAGGATTTCATCTGGTGGCTCAAGCCCCGCAGCACGCATGGCCACAATGAGTTGGGCTTCAGGGGCAGCGACTAGCTTTTCGGGCGGCGGTGCCCAAGGACCGCCAAAGACTTTGGACAGGTCAGCCATGCATCACCTCCTGTCTGCTCAAGTAGTCACTCAACGCCTTGACCGTCTCATACAAAGGCTTGGACTCCTCTTGCATGAACCTATAAACGGTGGCCGGATGAACGCCGGAATTCTCAGCCACCCTTCTGAGATTGGCATCTTCCAGCCGTTTTTTTATCTGCTCAATCGTCATCATTGTTAGCACCTCAGTAAAAATATTTGCGAAAGTGCTTGCACTATACCCTATTTCTGGTTTATGATCCAACCACACCCAGAACAGATGTCCTGAAGTGGGTGCCAAAAAGGAGAGCCGAATGGCTATCAAACTGAAGTCAACGGGCAGCTTGTCTGCCAATGGGGTGAAGATGCTCGTCTATGGGGCAGCAGGGTCTGGCAAGACTACGCTGGTCAAGACGTTGCCTAATGTGATCGTGCTTAGTGCTGAGGGTGGCTTGTTGAGCATACAAGATGCTGACCTGCCGTACATTGAGATTGGCAGCATGGATGATCTGAAAGAGGCTTTTGCGTGGTGTGCAGAAAGCAAAGAGGCTAAAGGCTACCAGTCATTGGCGCTGGACAGCATCAGCGAGGTGGCTGAAGTGGTGCTGCACCATGAGATGAAGAAGTCCAAAGATGGACGGGCGGCGTATGGCGAGATGAACAGCACGATGAATGAGTTGATTCGTGCCTTTCGTGACATTCCGAACAAGCATGTGTTCATGAGCGCAAAGTTGGAGAAGTCCACTGATGAGATGGGCAAGATGCTCTACAACCCTGGTATGCCGGGCAAGAGCCTAACCCAAGGGTTGCCTTACTTCTTTGATGAGGTGTTGGCGCTGCGTGTTGAGCGTGATGCTGAAGGCGTAACGCAGCGTGCTTTGATGTGCGATTCGGATGGGTTGTGGCTGGCTAAGGATCGCTCAGGCAAGCTAGAGGCTTGGGAAGCGCCTGACTTGGGTGCCATCATTCAGAAGATTGGGGCACGAGCATGAGTGCACATACTCTCGGCCCTTGGCACATTGTAAAAGTTGATAAAAGTGAATGGCAAATAAATTCAGATGTAAGTGATTGGTGTGTGGTGTCAGTGACACCAATTATTGGAGGGCATGATTATTTAAGCAAAGAAGATAAGGCAAATGCGCGTTTGATTGCTGCTGCTCCTAATTTGTTAAATGAAGGAAAAAAATTAATTGAAACGTTAAAAAATATGGCTATTGATGCAAGTTATTTTTTGGCTTTTGAATTAGCCATTGTTAAAGCTGGAGGCAAGTCATGATGCAGACCGACCTCCAAACCCTAAGCGCCAACTGGTTGCGCCACAAGACAGACGAGGAAAAATCTACGACCGAGCGGCGAAAGGTTGAAGACCAGATGGTCAAGCTGCTGGCCATTGCAGAAAACTTTGAGGGCACTGAGACTGCTGAGCCGGAAGGCTTTGTGGTCAAGATCTCGGGTCGCATTGACCGCAAAGTTGATGGTGACAAACTGCAGGCGCTGGCTGCAGAGGCTGGCCTGTCAGATCATTTGGCCACCCTGTTCCGCTGGAAACCAGAACTCAACATGGCCGTCTGGAAGACAACAGATCAGGCAATTACCAAACCGCTTGCGGACGCAATCACAGCCAAACCGGGCCGAGCATCTTTCAAAATCACTATCAAGGAGTAATCATCATGGCTTTTCTTACTGAATCATTTGACATCAACGAACTACCGCAAGGCACTAGCAACTTTGAGCCGTTGCCGGCTGGTTGGTATACCGCAATGATCACCAAGGCTGAACTCAAAGACACTAAGGCTGGCAATGGCGAGTACATCAAAATCCGTTACGACATCATTGGCCCCACGCATCAGGGTCGTGTGGTGTTTGGCAACCTCAACATAAAAAACCCAAATGTCAAGGCTGAGGAAATTGGTCGCCAGCAGTTGGGCGAGATCATGCGTGCCATTGGCTTGGCCAAGGTTGTTGACACTGACAATTTGATTGGCAAGCAGATTGGGATTAAGTTGTCAATCAAAGACGACCCAAAGTATGGCTCTGGCAATGAAGTCAAGGGCTTCAAGTCGGTGTCTGGAAGCACAGTGCCTGCCATTGGTGCAATCCCTGCCAAGGCCGCTGCCGCAACAGCGCCTACCAGAGTTGCCCCTCCTTGGACTAAGAAGTAAAAAAAAGACCCCGCTTTTGACGGCGGGGTCAACCAACTTTCAGGAGTACAACTTGCAAATACCAGATCCAGAGATTACCATAACTTCGTTGATTGATCAAGCGCACGAGGAACGAAAAGAGCGCCCAAGGCCACATATGGGGGCAAGCACCTTGGGCCACCACTGCGAACGGTGGCTGTGGCTGTCGTTTCGTTGGGCCGTGCAGGAGAAGTTTAAGGGGCGCATCTTGCGCTTGTTCCGGCGAGGCAACAATGAGGAAGCCACCATCATCAGCGACTTGAGGGCGGCAGGCATCCATGTTTATGGCACTCAGACCCGTGTGGAATTAGGCAGTCACGTTAGCGGCAGCCTAGACGGGGTTGGCAAGGGAATTCTTGGTGCGCCAAAGACAGAACATGTGCTGGAATTCAAGACCCACTCGCTGAAGTCATTTAATGACCTAGAAAAGAATGGCGTGGAAAAGTCAAAGCCCATGCATTTTATTCAGTGTCAGGTGTATATGCACGGCACTGCCTTGAAACGTGCGCTGTACGTTGCTGTTTGCAAGGACGATGACCGCATCTACACCGAGCGCCTTGAGTACGACAAGGAAGTGGCAACCAAGGCTATTGAGAAAGGTCAACGGCTGGCGTTGACTGACCGCCTGCCACCTCCTATCAGCACTGATCCAAGCTGGTTTGAGTGCAAGATGTGCGCAGGGCATGACTTCTGCCACGGCAGCAAGACAACAAAGCATGTCAACTGCCGCACCTGCGCCCATGTGACTCCATTAAGTGACAGCACTTGGCACTGCGCCAAGTGGGATGATGTGATTCCTCTAGATGCTCAGCATACCGGCTGCGAGTCTCATGTCCTGCACCCTGATCTTGTGCCTTGGAAGCGCTTGGAAGGGCCGAGCGACTGGGTAGCAGTCTATGAGATTGATGGGCTTGGCATTGCCAATGGTGAGCCGGGTGAGGGGGTGTACGGCAGCAAGGAACTGCTGGCTAATGCTGCGGCTTGTGCCAGTGGTGATCCGCTGATTGCTGAGGTAAGGGCTAAGTGGGATGGGAGGGTAGTGGCATGAAATACCTTTCAGTCTGCTCAGGCATTGAAGCAGCCTCAGTCGCCTGGCACTCGCTGGGTTGGACGCCGCTGGCTTTTTCGGAGATTGAAAAGTTCCCATCACAGGTGCTGGCGCACCACTACCCCAACACGCCAAACCTTGGCGATATGACTCAATTTAAGGAGTGGAATTTTGAATCAGATGTCAATGTTCTCGTCGGAGGAACTCCCTGCCAATCATTCAGTGTCGCCGGACTCCGAAAGGGATTGGATGACCCTCGTGGCAACCTCATGCTCACGTATCTTGCCATTGCTGCAAAGCAACGGCCCAAGTGGGTGGTTTGGGAGAACGTGCCCGGCGTCCTATCAAGTAACGGAGGACTCGATTTTGCCTCCTTCCTT